TGCTGAGACCACTCCTGTGGCTCTGACTGCTCCAGTGATTGGGTAATAGCCCACAGCCAGGTGCAAGTCCTGGCATCACTATTTGGATTCAAGCCCTTACGAGGACAACTTGTCTCCTAATCCGGGTTAGGAAATGACCTTAATAATTTCCAACAAAAATTTTTTCAATCGATTGAAGTTCTATATTATTAATTTTACTTCTTTATAACAATGGCTATTTGGTCTCAAGAAGGTACCGCTTACACCGAGTCTCACTCTGGTGCAGCTCGTACCTATGGTGCAAATAACAACGACATGGCAATTACTGCCGTCGGTAACATCAACAAAACTCCTGGTCTTGGTCTTACCAGGTATGATGGAGCTGGTGCTGGCACCGGCTATCAAGAATACGATCAAAAGTATGCTACTTATCTGAAATTGTTTTCGGGTGAGATGATCAAAGCATATGAATCTGCCTGTATCGCTAAGGATACTGTGCAGAATCGTACCCTCCGTAACGGTAAGTCTCTCCAGTTTATCTACACTGGTCGCATGACTGCCGGTTACCATCAGCCTGGTACTCCTATCCTTGGTAGTGAGAACCCTCCTGTGGCTGAGAAAACCGTTGTCATGGATGACCTGCTGACTAGCTCTGCATTTATCTATGACCTTGATGAGACCCTCGCGCATTATTCACTGCGAAGCGAGATCTCTGCAAAGATTGGTCACGCTCTGGCTGAAGCATACGACAAGAAGATCTTCCGTGTGATCGCTAAATCCGCTCGTGCTCTTCATCCTATCACTGCAGCGCCTGGTCCTGAGCCTGGTGGTTCTGTGATCAACCTGGGTGATGGTAACGAGTTCAACGCTCAAGCAATTGTGGATGCTTTCTTTGAAGCTGCTGCCATCCTTGACGAAAAGAACGTTCCCCAAAATGGTCGTACCGCTGTGCTGTCTCCTCGTCAGTACTACGCTCTGATCTCTCAGGTGGACACCAACATCCTCAACCGTGACTACGGTAACACTCAGGGCAACCTGAACAGTGGTCAGGGTCTGTATGAAATCGCTGGCATCAGCATCCGTCGTTCCAACAACCTGCCTTTCATGGCTGGTAACGTTGCTTCTGTGGATGGTGAGAACAACGATTACAGCGGTGACTTCTCTTCTCACTGTGGTCTTATTTATCAGCGTGACGCTGCTGCTGTGGTTCAGGGCATTGGTCCCCAAGTCCAAACCACTGGTGGTGATGTCAAGACCATGTATCAGGGTGACCTGATCGTTGGTCGCCTTGCCATGGGTGCTGATTGGCTTAACCCTGCTGCTGCAATTGAACTGCAAGCCGCTTGATAACTAAAGGAGAATACTATGTCTTTGACTCCTGGTACACAACAATACTGTACCATTGAGGCAGCACGAGGCATTGGTGGTGTAGAGTCCATCACTCAAGATGGACCTACTCCTGTAGAGTATGGTCGCACTGCGGCTGACTCCCAATGGACTGAAGTTGCTTCCAATGGTAATCCAATTCCTGATCAAGGTTCATAACTTATGGCTAACCCTACAACTGCTGCCGGTGACAATGGTGTTTCTGGTACCGCTACTGAAGCTGAGCTTATTGCTCAGATCAATGCCATCACTGGATCCGTTTCTGGTGGTGACTTGAGTTCTACTGAGACCACTGCTATTCGTAGTTCTGTGGCTAAAACTTCTAAAGGCTACGGTGATGACGTAGCTGCTTCTGACGTGTACTCTGTAACTCAGGGTTTGCGTTTTGCTTATCATGAAGTTGAATGTGATGCTGCTCCTGGAGCCATCACTCGCACCTGATACATGGGGACCTTCGGGTCCCTTTTTTTTAACTCCTTATTGAGAATAAGAATCAATGTCATTTCCAACCACTGACGCTCAAGGCGAGCTACAAGCTGTTAATCAGATCCTGGCATCAGTTGGTCAGGCTCCTGTTACTACGCTAGAACAAACCAACCCGGACGTTGCGATTGCATACAACACCCTTCAACAGGTGTCGCGTGAAGTACAAGCTGAAGGATGGACATTTAACAAAGAATATCATTACCCACTTAAACCTGATGCTGATCAGGAGTTTAAGATTCCTGATAACATGCTACAGATTGACCTCTGTCAGGATGAATATTATAACCGTGATAAAGATCCAATCCGTAGAGATGGTAAACTCTATGACCGTAACTCCCATAGCTTTGAATGGGAAGAAGATAAAACCCATTACTTTGATATTACTTGGTTGTTTGATTGGGTTGACCTACCTACACCAATCCGTGATTACATCACTGCACGTGCTGCTGCTTTTGTAGCTATGCGTATTGTTGGTGACCCTAACTTATACCAAGCACTACAACAACAAGAAGCATACATGCGGTCCAATGCTTTGGAGTATGAAACCCAGCAAGGTGACTATACTTTCTTTGGTCATCCACGTGGCGGCAACTATTATAATTCTTATCAACCGTTCCATGCATTGTATCGATAATGGTAGCAGTAACACAACTAATCCCTGATTATTACGGTGGAGTCTCTAAACAGACTGACGACAGAAAGAAACCAGGACAAGTCAGAGAAGTTTTAAACGGTTTCCCCGACCCAACTTTTGGTATGTTGAAGCGTAATGGTATGCGTTTTAATTATACATTGAAGAAAGATGACGGGTCTGAATTTACAGGTTCTGAACTAGATAATGCAGCCTGGTTTTTCATTCAACAAGGTGAGCAGTCTGCATACTTTGGTTGTATCAAAGATGCTGATGTTCATGTATGGAACAGTATTACTGGTAAAAAATGTAAAGTAAACAACAACGGTGCTGGTTATTTAACTGGAACTAAACCAGAAGATTACCACTTCCGTAGCATTCAAGACGTTACTGTTGTAACTAACAAAACTATTAAAACTGCTTTGACTGCAGCACCAGCATTTACAGCTAACACAGCAGGTACTGTTGTCTTGAAGGTAGTTGAGTACGGTGCTGATTACACAGTAACTTTGGATGGTACTAATTATACTTACACGACCCGTAACTTTGATGACTTAGCAGATTCTAACACTGACAGGCTAGATGCTGCTGAAATCTTAGCTGGTATCAAAAGTAAAATCCCTGGAACTTACCAAGTAACTCAATACAAAACTAGCCTTGAGATTAGGAAGTCAGGTAATGCTTTTACCTTATCATGTAAAGGTGGTATTGGTGGCAACTCTTTGGAGTGTTTTCAAGATACAGTAGATAACATTTCTAAACTTCCGCCTGAGTCTACTAATGGTAGAACAGTTAAAATTACTAACTATGCTGGTGCTGAAGATGATTACTATGTCACCTATACAAATGGTGAGTGGAAGGAATCCGTAGCTCCAAATGTTTCCACTGGATTTGATGCTAGCACCATGCCACATGAGTTGGCAGCAATTAGTGAAACTGAATTTACTTTCCAACCAATTGATTGGAAGGAAAGAATTGCTGGTGATGATGTTACTAACCCTGAGCCATCATTTGTAGGTAAGACTATTGCTGCCACTTTCTTTTATAACAATCGCTTTGGTATGTTGTCTGAAGACAATGTAATTATGAGCGTAGCCAACGACCCATATAACTTTTGGGCTAAGTCAGCATTAACTCAGGTAGACTCTGACCCTATTGATGTACAAGCTACATCAGTTAAACCTACAAACTTATTTGCTGTACTACCTTCACCACAAGGTCTACAGCTGTTTGCTAGAAGGCAGCAGTTCCTACTTGTTAGTGGTCAAGACAGTGTACTTACTCCTAGTAATGTGACCATTCGTGGTCAATCAAACTATGAGATGAATGAAAGAATTGACCCACAAGACCTTGGAACTCGTGATGTATTTGTCAGTAAAGTACCTGGTTACACAAGGGTGTTTTCAATACAGCAGCGTGGGTTTGAAGAAACTCCTACAGTTATTGACTTAAGTAAGATTGTAACAGAGTGGTTACCTAACACCATTGACCATATGTCAGCTAGCCCACAGAACTCTATGGTTGTACTTGGCAGTAGAAATGAAAAGGAAGTATATCTATTTAAATTCTACAACAATGGTGAACAAGATTTATTCCAGTCTTGGGTAAAGTGGGACATGGTAGGGCAGATTCAGGCATTCTCTGTAATGAATGATATGTTCTATGGTATTTCTAAACAAGCTGACCAGTATGTGTTAGGTGTTGTTAGTATTAATGACATCCCGCTTGGTGTTCAGACTTCTCCTGATGTACCTAGTACGCCATGTTTAGACATGTACACCAGACCAACCGTAACTTATGATGAAGCAACCAGGAAGACCACCTTTGAGGTAGGGTACAAACATGTTGACGGTAAGACACCTATTATGGTGTGGGTACCTAACAGCAATGGTCCTATTCCAATGGAAGATATCTTTGCATTAGCTGGTGTCTATGATTATAGACCCCATAACGATGCTGAGAAAGCACCAGGTTATTGGACACCTATTGATGTTGATGGTGATAACTTCTCAATGCGTGGTGACTGGACTGATTATAAGGATAACATAATCGTTGGTTACAAATATGACTACGAAGTAGAGCTACCTAAATTTTACTATGACCGTAGTGGTGATGGTACTGCTATAGATTTTACAGCTAACCTAACAATCAACCGTGTTAAATTCTCTGTTGGTAAGACTGGTGCTGTGACATTTAAATTAAAAGCACATGGTTCTGATGAATGGGTTAATGTTTATCATGTAACTGATGCTGATTATTACCTAGCCAATGATGCTCCTGTAAAAGAAGAGCAACAATTTACTGTTCCCATCAATCAAAGAAATATGAATTTTAATCTTAAGGTTACAAGTGACCTACCATATCCTGTGTCACTGGTTTCAATGATGTGGGAAGGTAACTATTCTCCACGG